TACAACGTGCTAGTGTATGGTTTGCAATTTTTAAATGTTAAAGTTTTGGTAGATTGAGAATAATGTTATAGATTTACAAAAAGATTAAGTAAAGCGATTAGCAATTGTAAATTATACACGTTGTTGGGATTAGTTAATAATTAAAAATAAATAAAATGGAGGAATTAAAAAAATATGAATGGATAGAGTGGTGTGGTTGCTATAATTGCGCTGGACACAATGACGATTGCGGATATAGAGATGACTGTGTTACAAGCAAGAAAGTTAAAGTGACTGATTAATTACTGCTAACGTCTCGGCTATGAATTGAAGCCGTGTAACAAATGATTGATTCAAAGAAATAACCTTAATGACGGCTTTTATTTATAGCCATTGTTAGCATTAGTTTTTATTATGAAAATATGGAAATTTAAGTTAGAACACGAAAGAACACAAATTGTTAAAATGCCATTAAAATCTGAAATAATGGATATTCAAATGCAAGAAGATGGAATTACTATGTGGGCATTATGCGACCCTGACACGAAAGAAATTGAAGTTAAAATAAATATGTACGGAACTGGATGGGAAACACATAGTAATAATATGATAAAAGATGATTATTTAGCAACAGTACAGCAAGGAGGGTTGGTTTGGCATTTCTTTATGAACCACGAAATTGATTTGTAAATTAATGCTAACGTATTTGTATATAAATTGAAGCGTGTCTAAAAAAAAATAATAAATAAATAAACAATAAATAAAATTAGTTAAACAATTGATTCATAAGTAAATAATTAGTAGCTTTTATTTATATACGTTGTTATTTAACGTTTTTTTTAAAAGGCCATTATTTTTATTTAAAAATAAAATGCGTAATAATTAGGTTTTTATGTAAGTTTATACTTATATTTGTAGTGAGATTAAAAACAAACATTATGACTTTAGATTTTTACACAGAATTAAAAAAAGAAATAGAATTAAGATTAGATAAAGCTGATACTTTAGTAAAATCTTTTCCAAGAGGCCAAATGGGATTAGTTGAAATGACTAATGAATTTAGAACTGCAAAAAGAAGTTTTGATATTGTTTTTAATGAGTTAAGAGTTTTAAACAAACATACATCTAACAAAATAAAAAGAGAATATGCAATGAATAAAAGATTTAAAAAATAATGGATATTAAAACACTAAAAAAAGAACTTGGCCTAACTAACAAAACAATGGCCAGGTTTTTTGACATGAGGCCAGAGGTTTATCAGAATAGCACAGCGAAGAAAAGATACGAAAACGCTTTAATTCGTTTTTATTTCCACGTAAAAATGATAACATAAGATTGGTGGCCTTTTAAAAAAAATGTTATATAACGTACCCTTTTAAGGAAAGAAACGAATAAATTAAAACAATAAGTAAAAAATGGGAAAATTAATAAAAGTGCCAAAGAAAAACGAAAATTTACAAGATTATCGTAAAAGATTAGTTCAAAGCCAAAACAATAACCCACTTGTTAGAATTGGTTTATTAAAAATGATAAAGTAGTTTTTTTCTTTAAAAGATGTTGTTAGTTGTATTTGCAAGATACCAGAACCAAGATTAAAAGTAAGTGAAAACGGTACTTATGCATATTGTAAAAAGTGTGCTAAAACTTATTTGCAAATATAACTTACAACGTATTTGTGCATGGTTTGATGCGTAAATTTAGCAAAAAGCTGGTAAATAAACAAAACTTTTACCTTATCGAGGTTTTTCCAAAATGGAAAAAAGCAAGCATTAAATTATGCACGGTGTTTGCAAAAGTTTTTTATTCAGATTATTAATTAAATACAAATATTATGAAAGCAAAAAAATTATATTATTCAGAAAAAGATTCAGTAAATCCTAGAGAATTTGATTTAAAAGACTTTGATTATTTATTTATAGAAGATTTTTTAGCGAGTTTAAAGCAATTAGACGATAGAAAAACTGTTTATTTATTATCTTATGATTTGATTTACAATGAATATTCTGGGACAGAGCCTATTTATGTAGATAGTGACAATTATTTTATTATTGATTTATTAGAGGGTTTATTTAATAAAGAAAATATTGATATTCATTTACAAGAATATGAAAGTTATGAAGATGCTTATAAGGTAGCTTTAAGTATGAGAGAGCTTAACCCACTTTGTTATTCAGATGCGAGTGAGTAAATTTTTGCCAACGGATTTGTACAAGTAAAGTAAACGATTAAAAAAAATAGAGGTATGTCGGAAATACCGACAACCCACAAATAAACAATGAACAACGGAAAGCGAATAGTAGTTTATTTTCTTTGTACGTTGTTGTTAAAAGTTTAAATTATGATATACATTACACAAATACACGATGAACAATGGGATATGGTAGAAGTTAGCAATGTTTGGGAATGCGATAAAGCTAATATAAAAGACTTGTATATGAAGTTTTTGTTAAGTGAGGCAAATAGTAAAAATATAGTTATTAATGAACACTGGTTTAATATAATGAATTTTGAAAATTGGCATAAACACTTAACAAAAGCGGTTTATAAGCAAAAAAAAAAAGAATGGAATAAATTTTTAAAAAGTAATAATGTTGACTGGTTTATAGAGGTTAAATTGCTTGGGAAAAAGGTAAGCTATCAAGAACTTAATATTTAAATTTTTTACAACTTTACAGTATATGGAAATTAGGGGTATAAGAATTATAGAAATGTTTAATATTGCAAACACTTTAAAGAAATGCAATCGAGCCATTATAAGCTATGCAACCCCTATTTTTTATATACATTGTTATTGTTAGTGTGTGGCAAGCGTAGGTGTGTCTACCTGCGGAGGTCTTATTTTAAGCTGTGGTGCTAGCCGAAAAGCACAGACCTTTTGAGCCACATATTAACTCTAACGTACCCTTTTAAGGAAAGTGCTGACTAAATTAAACTATAAGTTAAAAAATACAAAATGAACGAAAAAAAAGTTATAGAAATACTAGAAAATAAATATGGATGGATAAATCTTTCGGAGGCTAAAGGCTTATTAAAAGAATTGCCAAAAGATATTATGAATGCAACTATTGAAGCATTTTCTTTAAAAGATGTTGTTGCAAGTTTTAAGTGTAGAAAAGAAGAAATATTTGGTGAAGATAAGTGTAAAAAAGAATGCGAGGATTGTTTAGAATATTACAAAAGTAATTAAAATTTGTTACAACTTTGCAGTATAATAAATGAAACGTATAAATAAACAATATGAAAATAGAAATAGAAATAATTAAAGGTTTTTGTTGGGGTGACGAAGTTATAAAAATAGTAAAAAGTAACGGGGAGTCACTGCACATATTTAACGAGGAAGCGATTAGTTTCTTTACAAGCGATGAATAGTTTTTTTTATTATACGCTGTTAGACCAAGTGATTTTTTACAGTAAGTTTTAGATAAAGAATTAAGACGCTTTAATTTAAAAGCAAAGAGTTAGCTAGTTAAAAATTATTTGGAATTAACAATTATTATAACAAGTAAACGTATTACAATACCATGAAAACACTTGCACATACTAAGGTTATAAGAATAGACGAAGAAATGCTAAATACTTTTAAAAACATGAAATCTTTAAATATAGACGTAGGCAAATTTATACGAAAAGCGATAACAGAAAAATTAGAAAAAGAGCATAAATATTTTAAACCAAAAGAAATAGAAGATAGTTTTTCTATTCGATTAAAAAAAGCTATATTAGCGAATAATTAAAAACATAAAAAACATGAAAAACGTTAGATGGTTAAATAAAAAAGAAGCAGATTTACTAGGTTTTAAAGTGAAAGAAAATGATGGTAAAAGAAATCAAAATCGATACTCAGTAGAAGAAGAAGATTGGGAATTTATACAAGCAAAAAGAAGCGCTCCTAATAAACGTAAATTTGTAGAAACAATACAAAAATTAGACAAAGATGGTAACTCCATTTCAACTGTTAAAAAATTACAATCTAAACCGATTAAAATTCCAGATAATTTTGAAGTAATAAAAATATCAACTTCCGAAACTACTGGGCAACAATGGGTACAAACAGCACCTAGAAAAATAACACCCTTAGAAGTCGTTGATAGTTTTGACTTTGAAAGTATTATAAAAAAATATATAAACCCTTTAAAAGAAAAAGATTTTATAAACAAAGTAAAAGAAAGTAAAGACTTTGATACTTTAACTTATACAGACGTGCATATAGGTATGGATTCTGACAAAGATAATAACACTATGTATAAATCAGAATGGAATAAAAAAGAGTTGCTTAAATCGGCTGATTTGATTATAGAAAAGACTTTAAACGAAAAGCAAAGCAATATCTTATATATTGACGATTTAGGTGATTTTTTAGATGGTTTTAATGGAGTAACAACTAGGGGCGGTCATTCTTTGCCACAGAATATGACAAACGAACAATGTTTTGATGCAGGTTTAGAATTTAAGTTAAAAGTACTTTATGGAGTAGCAGACCATTACGAGGAAATATACTTTAATAATATCTGCAACGATAATCATTCTGGATCTTTTGGATATTTTGTAAACGAAGCATTTAAGCAAATAGCGGAACTACAATTTAAAAAAGTAACCGTAACAAATCACAGAAAGTTTATAAATCATTATTTTGTTGGAGATATTTGTTTCTTAATCTCACACGGTAAAGATGATAAGTCTTTAAAATTTGGATTTAAACCTCATTTAGATTTAAAAGGTGCTGATAAGATAGACCAATATTGTAAGCAGAATGAAATTTATAAAACAGCTAAGTTAATTATATTTAAAAAAGGAGATAGCCATCAAGCGTTATTTGATATGTGTACAAGTGATGACTTTTACTATTTTAATTACCCTGCACTTTCTCCCAGTTCTAATTGGATTAAAAATAACTTTAAACTAGGTAGACGTGGTTTTGTAAATGAATCTTTTAAAGGTTTAGAATTAACACAAAAAATACATTTTATTAAGTAGTATTTAATGTAAAAATGGATTTATAATTTATACTCAAAAGCATACAATTTGTACATGATTAAGTAAATTATACGTTTTTAAATATAGTTATAACAACTTATTTTAAGAAGTAAAATATTTAATAAAACAGAAATTAAAAGAGTAATTATCATCCAAATAGGGCACTTATAGCGAACAACATCCACAGACTTTTGTTCCTTAATTGATTGGTAATTACTTTTAAATTCTTTCTCCCTAAGTTCTATAATACTATCTATATTAACCTCTACTTTTATAGAACCTTTATCGCTAAACAACTTAACACGTGCTTTTGGTGTAATTACTGTCTTTTCAAATGGTTTTAAGGCGCCTAAAGAATCGCATGGACTATCTACATACAAAACCTCTTTAACTGGCTTAAACAC